GCTAAGCAGGCTGAAAATCTGTCCGCTCTGGAGCAGGATATCACCAATCTGGAAAAAGCAGCGGCATTAAGCATTGCCAGAATGATTACATACCCACGTTAATGGTTAACCAACGAGGCTAATAATGGAATTTAAAGATTTACCAAAAGAAATCCAGATAATTGCTGCAACGACACTCGGTGATAGTCTGGTGAAAATTGACCCGGCATACACCAAAAAAGAAACCATCGATAATATGGTTCGTAATGTGCGCAATGCTTTTTCTGGGCTATATGGTTCTGATAATCAAAAGCAGGAAAGCGATGTTAATAAACGGGTAATTTCTGTTTGCGTGAATGGCCATGTTCTTTCATCAATCAAAACAGAAACGGCGACAGTCTTCGATTGCCTTTGCATTGTACAGAGCCTTGTTGATGCCCTGTTTCGTTCAGTGAATTTAGAAAATGATGCAAATCTGCGAGGGCGCACAATAGCACATCCATATGCACATACTTTAGGCTCTGTGGATATCAAAGATCCCACAAATCTTTAATGAAATAGTTAACGCGAATTGTACTTGCTCTTTCAGTTGCTTTCAGAATACGCGTTGAAACTGCTGGCGGTAATTTGGTATTCCATTTATTAAAATCATGCCCGGAAAAGTACTCTTCGAAAATACTTTTAACTGCAGACTCGCCTATTGAAATGCTGCTTACCATGCGATTTTGATAAAGGCATTTAGCAATAAGAGTTGATTTTAACATTCACCCTCCTGAGGGTTGGTAATTAAGGAGTTCTCCACGGGTGAACATCCGGCACTGACAGTTTACTGAAAGGATATTTCTCTGAAAAGTCAGAGCATAACGCGAAAGCGCACGGCGAGGTTGCTGGTTCATAGATAGCCTGTCGTTAAATTTTCGTCGACCGTGCGCTTCCGGTTGTGGCACTCCGCGAAATGGCGCGGCGGTAAGTATGGCGGGGTTATTCCTTCCCCGTTGAGGACACCGGGTTGTCAGGTTGACCATACGCCTGAGTGACAACTCCGCTACAACAACCCATGTTGATTACCTTTTGGCGGGTATTCGTTTTGTTTTTCCCGTGATACCCGCCCCTTTTAAAGTGAATTTTGTGATGCGGTGAATGCGGCTCAGCGCACGCGGAACAGTTAAAACAAGCGGTCTTTTACTTGCGTAACAGACATCAACTAACAATCCGGCGTTAATGGTTTACTGGTTAACGTCACCTGGAGGCACCAGGCGCCGCATCACAAAATTCATTGTTGAGGACGCGATAATGGAAACGTTATTACCAAACGTTAATACGTCTGAAGGTTGTTTTGAAATTGGTGTCACTATCAGTAACCCAGTATTTACTGAAGATGCCATTAACAAGAGAAAACAAGAACGGGAGCTATTAAATAAAATATGCATTGTTTCAATGCTGGCCCGTTTACGCCTGATGCAAAAAGGATGCTGGCAATGAATACTACATTTGCACTTGTTCTGACGGTTTTTCTTGTTTCCGGTGAACCGGTTGACATGGTTACTGGCGTATACGGCTCAATGAAAGAATGCATGGTTGCCGCAGCGGAACAGAAAATTCCCGGTAACTGTTATCCGGTCGATAAAGTTATTCACATGGATAATAACGAAATCCCGGCAGGACTTAAAACAGCACCGTAATTAATATCCGGTTTCATTTTTATATGCCAGCAATGGCAGGGATTTGTTCACCCTTAAATCTGTAATGAGGTTAAAACAAAATGAGTAAAGTCTTTATTTGCGCCGCCATTCCGGACGAACAGGCAATAAAGGAAGAAGGTGCAGTCGCTGTAGCCACTGCCATTGAAGCCGGCGACGAACGTCGCGCCCGTGCCAAATTTACCTGGCAATTCCTGGAGCAATATCCGGCTGCTCAGGACTGCGCTTATAAATTTCTTGTCTGCGAGGATAAACCCGGCATGCCCCGCCCTGCCATCGACTCCTGGGATACCGAATATATGCTGGAAAACCGCTGGGATGAGGAAGGCGCTTCCTTTGTCCCGGTCGAACCAGAATCCGATCCGATGATCGTCAATTTTGACAAGCTGTCCCTTGAAGTACAGAACGCGGTCCTGGTTAAGTTCGGTACATGTGAAAACATCACCGTTGATATGGTGATTAGCGCGCAGGAATTGTTGCAGGAAGACATGGCAACATTCGACGGACATATCGTTGAAGCGTTGATGAAAATGCCAGAAGTTAACGCCATGTATCCGGAGCTTAAGCTGCATGCCATCGGGTGGGTTAAGCATAAATGTATTCCTGGTGCTAAATGGCCCGAAATTCAGGCAGAGATGCGCATCTGGAAAAAACGTCGCGAAGGTGAACGCAAGGAAACCGGAAAATACACGTCTGCTGTTGATCTCGCCCGCGCCAGAGTCAATCGACAGCACACTGAAAATTCAGCAGGAAATATCCCCCCTGTCATTGCTGTCATTCGTCGCGAATATAAGCAGACATGGAAAACACTGGATGATGAACTGGCCTACGCTCTGTGGCCTGGTGATGTTGATGCCGGAAACATTGACGGCAGCATCCATCGCTGGGCAAAAAATGAAGTTATCGACAACGACCGCGAAGACTGGAAGCGTATCTCGGCATCGATGCGCAAACAGCCTGATGCCCTTCGCTACGACCGCCAGACTATTTTTGGCCTTGTCCGTGAGCGTCCGATCGACATTCACAAAGATCCTGTGGCACTGAACAAATACATTACTGAATACCTGACTACAAAGGGCGTGTTTGAAGATGAAGGAAGAAATCAGATCGCAACTGATACTCTCTCGTCGCCAGTACCAGAAACTGATGCAGTGGAAACGGCAATTCCGGACAACGAAAAAACCGAATGCAAAGTGGAAGTCGAACCATCTGTAGAGCGTGAGGGGCCGTTCTACTTCCTCTTCACCGACAAGGATGGTGAAAAATACGGTCGCGCAAACAAACTTTCTGGTCTGGATAAGGCGCTGGCTGCCGGGGCTACTGAAATCACGAAAGAAGAATATTTCGTCCGCAAAAACAGTACATACTCAGGTTCACAACAAAATACTGGTGCATCTGACACGACCGCACAGCCAGGGCCGGTAAAAGTTACCGCTGACGAAGTAAACAACATTATGCAGGCAGCCAATATCAGCCAGCCTGACGCCGATGAACTGCTTGCAGTATCACGTGGTGAATTTGTTGTAGGAATTAGCGATCCGAATGATCCGAAATGGGTGAAGGGGATGGAAACCCGCGATTCTGTGAACCAGAACCAGCAAGAAACGGAACAGAACGGCCAGAAAGCGGAACAAAACAGCCCAAATGCGTTACAAAACGAGCAAGAAACGAAACAACCTGAACCAGTAGTGCAACAGGAACCGGAAAAGATCTGCACCGCCTGCGGTCAGACCGGCGGCGGCAACTGCCCTGATTGTGGCGCGGTGATGGGCGACGCAACATACCAGGAAACATTCGATGAAGAGTATCAGGTTGAAGTTCAGGAAGATGATCCGGAGGAAATGGAAGGCGCTGAACATCCAAACAAGAAGAACACTGGCGGCAATCAGCATCACAATAGCGATAATGAAACTGGCGAGACGGCAGATCACTCAATTAAGGTGAACGGTCATCACGAAATCACATCCACCAGCAGGACGTGTGACCATCTAATGATCGACCTTGAAACCATGGGAAAAAATCCTGATGCCCCGATCATCTCAATAGGTGCAATATTTTTCGATCCGCAAACCGGAGATATGGGACCGGAATTTAGTAAGACTATCGATCTGGAAACTGCTGGCGGAGTCATTGATCGGGACACCATTAAATGGTGGCTTAAGCAATCACGCGAAGCGCAATCTGCCATTATGACCGATGAAATCCCGTTAGATGATGCACTGTTACAATTGCGGGAATTTATCGACGAAAACTCCGGTGAATTTTTTGTTCAGGTCTGGGGAAATGGAGCCAACTTCGACAACACGATTTTGCGCCGTTCATACGAACGGCAGGGGATCCCCTGCCCGTGGCGTTACTACAACGATCGCGATGTACGCACAATCGTTGAGCTGGGGAAAGCCATAGACTTCGATGCCAGAACGGCTATTCCATTCGAAGGTGAGCGCCATAATGCACTTGATGACGCCCGTTACCAGGCAAAATACGTTTCAGCAATCTGGCAAAAACTGATCCCGAATCCGGTTGATTTTTAATGTTCACCCCTGATCGCCGTCTCCGAATTATATTGACGGCGGTCATGCTGTAAGACGCGTGACCACATGTACGAATTAACGCTATCGCCAACAGAGATTCAAGAGATCACGAAATACAAGCGATACACAAAACAGCAACACCAGTTAAGGCTGCACGGCATCCCATTTGTAATCGGTCCTAAAAACGAACCAATAGTTCTTCGCAGGGATATTCCGCACGGACTGACAACGATGCCAAAAGCACCTGAGCTGGTTTCCGCTGACCCCGATTTTGAGGCGCTGAACAATGGGAAGACCAAGAAAAAACAAAAAAGATAATGCACTACCACCGCGAGTTAGATCGAATGGTTACAGTTACGTATGGAAACCCGAAGGAAGCACAAGAACTATAGGGCTCGGAAGATTGCGGGAAACCAGCGTAGCTAAAGTCTGGCAAAATTATGAGCTGGAAAAAGCAAAACTCCACAACATAATGACTGTAGCTAAATTATGGCACATGTTTATGGACTCCCCTGCATTTACAGAACTGGCCCCCCGAACCCAAAAAGATTATCGGCAACATCAAAGGGCATTGTTGGCGGTATTCGGAAAAGTGCTTGCTGATAATGTAAAAATTGAGCAGGTAAGAATTTTCATGGATAAGCGGGGACTTGAGAGTAAGACCCAGGCTAACCATGAACTGGCAAGTCTGAGTCGAGTATACGGATGGGGATATGAGCGTGGGTATGTGAAAAATAATCCATGCAAAGGGGTCAGAAAATTCACGCTTAAAGCCCGTACCGTTTACATCACCGATGAACAGTATGCTGCGATATATGCGGAAGCAATTCCACAGTTACGTATTGCAATGGAGATATCCTATCTCTGTGCGGCAAGGCTCGGTGATGTGCTCGAGCTGAAATGGCAGGATATTATGGACAAAGGGATTTACATTGAGCAAAACAAGACCGGCACCAAACAAATCAAGGAATGGTCTCCACGATTACGTACGGCGATCCAGTTAGCCCGAAATGTATCTTCCGGCACATGCGAGTATGTGATCAACACAACCAAAGGCGGGAAGGTCATAGCTAAGACACTGAACAACTGGTGGAATCAGGCCAAACGTGCAGCCGAGCAAAAAGCCGACGTTCCGTTTGGGTGCAACTTCCATGACATAAAAGCCAAAGGGATTTCAGATTACGAAGGCAGCAGTCGCGACAAACAAATTTTCAGTGGACACAAAACAGAAAATCAGGTGTTGATTTACGATCGTAAAACAAAAATCACACCAACACTGGATTTACCGCTTGTGGTCAGTAAGTAG